CTGAACCCCGTTGTTTATCTTCAATCATTTAGCTCGTTTTGCCCACAAGCTTAGGCACAGATTTCGTCACGTGTTTACTGGCTTTTACGATTGCCTGTGTTCACGCGCTCAACCGGGAACTGTTGCACTAGGGTCATATCCAGAACTTGATGCGCCTTTGAGATGACCCGGCGAATGATGGGCGTATGTTTCTTCGACCATGGCCGTGTTCGAATGCCCAAGAAACCCGGCGATCTCCCATAGAGGAACGCCAGCCTGTGCCATCCATGTCGCTGCCGTGTGTCGCAAGGTGTGAGGTGTAACCCCTTCCAGACCGGCCCGAATGGTCGCAGCTCTGAATCCTCGCTTCACGGATGCGACACGATCGCCCGCCCATTCGATCACCCAACCGGTTTCCCTGACTGCATGCGCTTCCTGCAAGGTCGCCAGTAGCCCGTCATTGATTGGCACCCGGGCACGTCCTTTTGCCGTCCGTGCTTTGCCCGGGTCACGAAGGTCGATGATTCGCCGTTCCATATCGACACGAGACCATGGTAGTTCCAGCAATGCTGAAACACGCGCTCCGGTACCAAGAGCCAGGATCACAAACAGGCGGATATGGAACGCCTCGCAACCGCCAATGAGGGCATGGGCTTCATCTCTCGTCAGCCAGCGCTCTTTAGGCGGGCTACGCGATGGCAAAGGCACATTCGGACATTCTGTGATGATCTTCTGAGCCGCCGCCCATCTCAACGCAGCACGAAGCGCCTGCATCTCTGTTCTTGCCGTGCTTGGCGCTATGCCTGTTTCCATTCGTTTCTGAGCGTATGCGCGACATTCCCGATCGGTCACAGCCTCGGGCGGCTTCTCTCCAAACCAAGCCGCTACTGGCTTGTGTGCCCAGCTCAGACGCTCGGCCCCCGGCTTGAGGGCTTCGCGTCGGTCATTCAGATAGAGAGACAGGATTTCAGAAACACTGACCGCCCGTGTTGTTGGGCGGGACAGTTCGGCGGCATACCGGGCAAGGATTAGTTCAGCCGATGCGCGATCCGTGCAGCCCGTAGAGATGCGCTTGCGCTGGTGATAGATGTGCCATGTGTCTCGGCCTGAGACGCGACAGAGACGGGGCTTTCCTGCTTCGGACATGCGGGCTTGTTTTCAATCTCGATAATGGCGGCGATTGGTATGCGAATCATCCCATGGAGCCGGACAGAGGCCAGAGCATCGGCATTGATCATTCGGTAGATTTTGGCCGTTGAGCACCCCCATTTTTTCGCGAGTGCGCTAACCTTGGTGTATTCGGGTTTGATTTCTTGCCTCACTGCACCCTCTCCCTCTGACACTCCGAAAAATCAACACAGATTGCAGCCACGTCATCCAACGTGGCCTTTACCTCGTGCAAGATTGCAAACAGCGTCTCGACCTTCACGGCGTGGCCATTCACGATCCGCGAAACCGTATGCGTTCCCATGCCAGCGGCTAGAGAAATAGCTCCATTGAGCGACCGTCTTTCTCGACCAGTCGCCGCACCCGCTCGCCCATCAGGCGGTTGAAGGGGGTGGGGTTAGACATGGGGCGCCTCCTTTGCAGCGGCGCCGGGAATCATCGGACGCACGTAACGCAAGGTGACGTCGCCATGATCATCTTCCCATGCGCAGGCAAGTTTCCAGCCTTGTGTCTTGTGCCGCATATCCTGAGCTATCCATTCAACATCTCTGCGCGATAGCGACCTAAATCTTATCCTTGGGCCGCAATCGGCTGCGATGAACATTGTGTCGATGCCGATCCCTGCGAGCATTTCTCGCACTCGTTCTTCTGTCCATTCGACGCCACTGACGAACAGTTCTTCGAACCGAGCTATCGGCGGCTTTGGCGTGCCTGCGTTCATATCCGCAGTAAGGAATTGAAACATGAAGGTTTCGTCGCACCTCTGTGGAGAGGCTGGAGCAGATGGTGAGGCTTTGCGAGACCCAAGGCGATCCTGAACTTTTTTCTGCATCTTGCGGACGTTCTCGATCCATGTCCGATTATTCGTCTCACCCATGCTCGCCTCCCTCGCGGATGGCTGCCAACGCCTCAAGCGCGATCCTGTGCGCTACGCTATGGCTTCCCGTCTTAGCTACGATATTGGCCAGCGCATTACGGTAGCGTCTGGCCTCTTCCTGCTTGCGGCCCTTTGCCCCCTCCAGCTCCTTCACCCGAGCCTCAAGCGCGGCGATGTTGGCGGGGCGGGTGTAGGAGAGTGGGAAAATCTCAATCCCTTCGAGTTCGGCTTCCTCGATATATCGCGTCACACAATGCGATCCGTCGCGTGTGCGATACATCCAAGCAACCGGCTCTCCGTCCTCCGCATCCTTCCGGCGCTGCTCTGTCGCGCCTCGGGCCTCGGCTTCTAGGATGTGCATCTCAGCTACTACGAGAGGGTACGCAGCGTCCATTGCGAGGGCCAGCGCACCAATCTGCGCCCTCCGCGTCCGAAACTCCACGCTCTCCGGCTTCTGTTCGTGGGTCATGGGGCGTCTCCGGCTTCGACTGAGGTGTCTGTGCTGACTATCTCAGCGAGCTCCACGAATTGGCCGATCGGCCCGTAACCCTCGATAAACTGTTCCTTGCCCGAGTATTTTGTAACCTCATCTACCCTTCCGCTCGCAACTAGCCACCCGAAATATTCGGCATGTTCAGAAAGGTCATCAAAGGAGGAAAAATTATTTCGATATTCCTCCATGAACTTGGGTGTGAATGCGTCATCTCGCAGCTTCAGCTTGACGCTTTGCGAGACCTCGACTGTGTAATCACTCATCCCTGTTTCTCCCCTGCGCTCCGGCGTTTTACGGCCTCCTGCGCTTGTTCCTGCGTCGCTATCCGGGCGCGAATTGTTTCCTGTGCCGCCTGCTCTCTCGTCAGGCGTGCGGTTATTTCCTCAGCGGCGGGGTCAGTCATCGTCTCCACCTCCACCCGTGGCCGTTCATTCCGTCGCGCCACCAGGACGCGAGGCGGCGTAGAAAGGCGGTCATGCGGGCACCTGTTCGGGCTGTCCGGCAGTGGCCTTCTCGAATGCGTCGGCGTCTTTGCTGATCTCGGCTTTCTTGGCGCCGAACCAATCCGAAATGCTCGACTGCCCATCCTTGATCGACTGAAGGACAGAACGAAGATCGACCAATTCGTCAGGGTTGATCTGATCGACCGCATGACCAACTTTCCCGGCGATCATTTCCACCGTAACGCCGATCTGCCCGAATGCGCCGGTCATGGCAGATATGCGATCAGCCAGAGGTACGCGGCCACCGCTCTTGATTGTCTCGCGGCATTGCTTCACTGCGCCGTCGATCAGTTCGGGCGGTAAGATAGCCAGAATGCGAGACCGCAGACGCCGAGCGCCCATGTTGGCGGTGATCTCGTAAATATCGCGCTCTTCCTTAAGGGCCTGGCCGCCGCCGCGCTTGTCCCGGATATGCTTGACAGTGAAATTCTGTGTAGAGCGCGTGTTTGTTTCCAGATCCCACGCGAAGGCTTCCATCTCGCTCTCGCCATCACGGCGAGAAAGCTCACGCAGCCCGTATTCGATATTTCCCCAGCACCGCGCCAGTTCTTCCGCGAGGCGAATTGATGGACCTTCGACCGTCTGGCCTCGGCTGTACCGGTAGATTGCTGCTTCTGCCAGGCCGGGGCGCTGGCATGCTTGCATTGCCTTCGCATAGGCCACAGCCGTATCGCGTGGCCATTGCTTGGCGACGATCATTCTGCCCTGGATCTCAGCCGCAGCACGTTTACCTTCGATTGCTACTGTCCCGGCATTCACATGCTCAGGTACCGCCGCCTCGAAAGGGTTGTGCGTTACCGGGCGCGTTGTCTTGGGCGGTGGAATAACGTCGCCCTGTGCGCCCTGCTCATTATCCCAATGGGTCGGAACCATATCGTTCATTATGCGTGTTCCTTGACGGTCACGGGCGGCTCAAATGCGCCGACTTCCATTCCATCGTCGTGTTTTTTGAAGGCGTAAGGCGGCAGGCTGACCATGCAGACGCGGCCCGGCTCATCGACGCGTGGCTGATATCCCGGCCATTCGTCGCGCTCTTGGCACCATGCGAAAACGCCTCGTGCATATCGATTGAGCGTGCGCCCTACCTCGATAGAAGCTTGGTCGATCTTGCAGACAGAGACCAGAAACGGCGGCTCTTTCATCTGTACGATAAACCAGAATGCGTCCGGCATCTTCCCGGTGACTGCGTGGTATCCATCGAGATACCAAGCCGCTTGTTGGTGATAGCCACAGTTCAGCATCGCCCGGGCGAAATCATCCGGGTTCGCAGACGCAGCCGTCTTGTAATCGACAAGGTAATTGCCGCTTGCAGGCACGAAGTCGGGTCGCACTCTGCACCAGACGCCGGACTCATCGTCCTGCCAGAACATCGACTGTTCAGCCTGCCCGCCCTTGAATGCAAGGCTTGCCACCGGGTCGGACCACAGCACGTCACGCATGGCTTTGACCTTGGCAACCTCAACCTCAAGGAGCGGAGTTTTGCCCATTTCATAGGCCGTATCGCGCTGCTTTTTAGCATCTGCGGTCTGATAGCCTGGTGACGCCTTCCCTTCTGCCGTTTTCCCGCGCACCACGACCACGCGCTCATCAAAAAGATGCGGCTCCAGAACCATCAGGTGGCCAGCCGTGCCGATATCGAACGCATTCGATCTTGGGCTATTAAGCTGCTTGTACCGGAACATGGCCGGGCAATCCGTAACCAGTGACCGGGCGCCTGTACTCGACAAGCTGCCAGACGGACACGGGTCAGCATGATATTCAGCAGACGACATCTCGTAGATGCCGGGCTTCGTGATAATCACGCCCCCTCTCCCTTCGCCTTTGCGAGCACGTCAACGGCGCGTGTCAGGAGGTCGCGATCCTCCGCAGGCATCGTGAAGATGTCGTGCCCGAAGCGCTCAACCATTGCTTCCAGTGTCTCGGCTAGTTCCGGCGCGGCGGCGATCAGGCGGGCGTTTGCTTCGGACTGCTCCGAACTACTGGATCCATATCCAGTCGCCCACGCTACCATGCCTCTCGTAGGGTTGCCGGGAAGCGGCCCGCTGTCTGTTCTGGCTGCGATAACTGCGCATCCAAAATCGTCATCTTCATACTCGCCCGATGTCCACCAAGGCCCCGGCGTCCATTTCCCGCTCATGAGCGTGTCTCCCTCTTTGATGATAATTGTCGTCATTCCGCGCTTCACACGCTCCCACTCACCGATCAGGCGGGTTGCGTGCGGGGTCCGGTTCAGGCCCCAAGCGGCGTTTCTCAGGTATGCGAGCGCAATATCTGCGTGTTCGGCTTTCTGCTCGGCCGGCGTCATTGTGCCGATCCCTTCATGTCCACGGCCAGCCTGACTTTCTGCACGACAGACAGGTGCCCAGCCGTCGCGTTGCAGCGTGCGTGACTGATGGCCATATTTGCGATGTGATCAGGTCCGCCATGTGTAAGCGAAACCAGATGCTCAACCGTGAAATCCTCGAACGTGACTGGCTTTCCGCAATAGAAGCAGGCGTTACCGTCACGCGCCGTCAGGGTGGCAAATCGTGCCCAACGCTTGGATGCGCCTCGCTTCGTGCGCTTGTTTGCGCGCCATTCCTTGGCGTTCTTCCATGCGTTCCACGCCACATCTGCGCCGCCTGACCAAACAAGGCGGTCTTTTGCGTTGCGGTAGATTACGCAGACGCCAGATGGCCCGGTAAATCTTGCGACTTCCCATTCGTTCGTAGGCGCCAGAACTTCGCTTCCGCGCTCCGTCACGAATGCCACCAGCCCGGAAAGGTCTTTATCAGACAGGTCTGAACGATGGGCGGGCGTCATTGGATTGCCCCCAGAGCCGGAACCTCGGCTAAAATCTCGCGATATTCTGCGAGCGAGCGACGGCGCCAGAAAATACGATCTGCGGCCTCGGATTTCCCCTCATCGCGAAGGCGTATCTCGTAAGAAAGCAGCGTCTCGCTAATAGCTGACAGTTCGCTTCCGAGATTATCGAGCAACTCGCTCTCGATGATATATTCAGCCATCACGCTGCCCTCCGCTCAAGAACGGCGCGGTTCGGCAGTGCGTCGGTCAAGCCCTGAAACAGGCAGCCTATTTCGTCCATATCGAACGCTGCCCGGTCACTTACACGCGACAGCTTCGCGTTGACCTGACGTTCTGTGTTTTCAATCAGTTCACGAATTTCCTCGGCAATTTCGGCGTCCTGATCGACCGCACCCCGGAAATTCCTAAGCGTTCCGGTTGTGTAATAAGGGCTGCGTGTATCGCCGCTCCGAAACTGCATTCCGTCTGGATATGCCATCTTCTCTCTCCATCACTGGAAACACTGGCCGGTGATCCGGCTTGTTCGGCCCCGGCGCACCGGGGTCGCGTCAAGCTGGGTCAGAGACGGCGGTTCAGGTGGTCGATGATCTCGGCGACGGTGAACGAGGCGATATCTTCGTCTTCGCTCACGAGGTCTTCCAGATAGGCGCAGGTGTGCTTTGCCCGATCGACAGACACGCTCTCGTATCTGTCGCGCGTGGCCCCTTCGAATGCGTCGCCAAACGCTTCGTCTTTTTCGTCGCTCATCACTTCGCCCCCTGCGCTTCGGCGATCAGGGCAAGGATCTGATCGGGGGTTTCTTGGACACTGCAGGATGCTGAAGCAGTTCCGTAGTCACGCGCATTGATGACGACGGTTGACCCGAATTCTTCTGTCCTGAACGAGGTAATATGATCGATATTTATATACGCGAACGCGGCTTCATCTTTTGCGCTGTTCAGCTTTATGAAGTGTGCCATCTGGCTCCCCATCGGTTTGATGGGGTGACGTTACCCATGGTGTCTTTTTAGGTCAACAAAAAAAAGTTACCTTAGGTGTCTCTTTTTCAGTCCTTTGACTTTCCAAGGCTTAGAATATGGAGAACACTGTTTTGTGTTACAGAATCGGCGCTGCGGAACATCTCAAGAAGCGTGACCTCGGCGGCGCCTTCAGCAATTGCCTTCACCTCAGACGCATCACCTAAGACATAAGCCATTGGAACACCGAAAACACGTTCTATTGCACGCAAACTATCTCTCCCTGGCTCTTTGCGGCCTGCCTCCCAAGCAGCGACAAGTGACCGGGATTTTCCGATAGCTTCCGCAAACGCCTCTTGAGAGAGGTTCCGATGTTCTCTTAATGTTCTAATTTGCTGTGCCGTGCTCATGCAAGCATTTTCGCATTTCGCTCTTTTCATGTCTGACACCATAAGTATCTTTTTGCTTGACGGCTTCAGACACCATAGGTAACGCTATTGCTATGAAAACATTCGCTGACATGGTGAAAGAGCATGGAGGGAAGCAGGCGGTAGCCGTTCTCTTCGGCGTGAGCGTACCGCAATTTGGAAGTGGTGCCGTTCCAACCGTGTGCCTGCCACGAAGGCCGCCCAGATTGGAGCCGCCTTCAACGTCGATCCGCATATCTTGCGCCCGGATGTTTTCCCCAAACCATTCATGGGAGGACACCAGTGAAGCAATCCACCCCCAAGCCCCCCTTCTCCATGTTCGGGTCGCCCTCCGCGCTCGACGTGCAGAGCATCGCAAAGCGCATTGAGAGGAAGGGCGGGAAATGAGCGAAACGAAGACATGCCCCCACTGCGGGAAGGTATTTAATCGTCCCGCTGAATCCCTTGATTTCAACTGGAACCGCCGCCGTTTCTGTGCGGAAGCGTGCGCGCGGGCTGCATTGATTGCCAAGGCGAAAAGCGGAAACAAGACACCGTACAAGGCTTCGAATTCTCCCATCACGCGCGATGAGGCAGAGCGGTTTGTTGCTCTCCTGAATGATGGTGTGGGGATGACTGAAGCCACGATGCGGGTCGGACGCGCAAACGGCGGTCGCATGATGCTCGCCGCCATCAAGCACGGGCTTATGGAGCCACCACCGCCTCCCCAGCCGGAGCCGGAACCAAAGCCCAAGCGTATCGAGCCTCTGGCAGCCGGAGCGGACGAGACCTGGGGCGCGATGATGCCCGACCTCAATTGGGCCGACGCTCAACGCCAGATCGCGAATATGAGGGCGTACTGACATGAAGGAAGCCCCCAAAGACTGGACTGTCATTGGATTTCTGTCGCCTGCGAACGGCGCAGTGGTCGAGGCGCCAGGATCAATCATGACGACCGATGAGGCGATTGCTCGCTCCGATGTGTCGTTTAGATACCGGACAGCCGGAAAGCGCCGCGTCATAGAAATAAAGGCGAAGTGACATGGCCGGTTCTGTAAACAAGGTCATTCTCGTGGGCCGACTTACCCGCGACCCCGAGACGCGCAATGCCCAGTCTGGCAGCAAGATCGTCAACCTGACGGTAGCAACGTCCGAGAGCCGGAAAGACCGCGCGTCTGGAGAGCGTAAAGAACGAGCCGAATATCACCGCATAGCAATCTTCAACGAACGCCTTGCCGATGTGGCTGAACGCTTTCTGCGTAAAGGCCGCAAGATCTACGTGGAAGGTCAGCTCCAGACAAGAAAATGGACCGACCAGAGCGGACAGGAGCGCTACACGACTGAAATCGTGCTTGGCCCATTTCGGGGCGAATTGACGCTGCTCGACAACAACCGGGACGGTGACGAGGGTCAGGACAACCGCCCTGCCCCGCAACGTCAGAGCGGTCAACAATCGCACCAGTCGAGCGGATGGAACGCACCACCCGGCGATCTGGATGATTCTATCCCATTTTAGGAGGCTGCAATGAAGCAATGCTTCAAATGCTCGCGGCATCTCCCGTTGAGCGAATTCTACGCACACTCGCAAATGGCTGATGGCCATCTGAATAAATGCAAAGAATGCACGAAAGCGGACGCAAAAAACGTTCGCATGGCAAGTGCAGAATATTACCGCACTTATGATCGGATGCGCGCAAATGACCCAAAGCGGATTGCCGCACGCCAGGCGTATGCGACTGCCAAGCCTGACGCCGGGAACGAGGCGAAAAAGGTGTGGGAAAAGAAAAATCCTCAGAAGAGATCGGCTCATATCCAAGTAAGCAATGCCGTGCGGGATGGAAAACTCAAAAAATGCCCGTGTGAGAATTGCGGAGATAAGAAGGTCCAAGCGCATCACGACGATTATTCCAATCCGTTAGACGTCCGCTGGCTCTGCGTTTCTTGCCATGCAAATCACCATAAAATGCATCGTAACTTGGATGCATCTTTCGTGCCGCGCATGGCGTCAAAGCGATACCAACCTGGCGCGTCTGGCGTCGTCTGATCCCGCAATCAAATGACGACCACGACCCCCACCGCAGCCGCAAACTCCGAGACCAGACGTTGGCGCGTCTGGCCCGTAGCGTGCGGGTGCAGCATCGACCAGAGCCGGGCCTGTCGCATGATGTCGAGAGCGATCACGGGCGTATCAAGACGCTGCGTGAACCTTCTTGCATCCGCTTCAAGCAAAGGCTTGTCGTGCTCGTGGGTGGTGGTGTCGCCTTCCATGAATGCCTCAAGAACTGTGGATCCGCTTCACAGTGATTGGAGCAAGACATGTTCAAAATGACGGAAATCTTTTCCGCCACGGCGGAAAGTTGTGGACAATTCACACCAGAAGCCGTGACCGAATACTGCTCAGGGTTAGTGCGCGAGATGGTCGAAAGCGGCCACGACGCCACCCCACGCAAACAGAAATTCCACCGTGCTGCCAGGGATACCGGGCTTACGGACGGACAAGTCAAACGGCTGTTTTACGGCGAATGGTCGGCAATCCCGGCCCACGTCTTTCTGGCCGTCCAATCTGCCTATCGGCACCACCTCGACCGCGCCAGACGCAGAGCCGAACACCAGGCCGCGCTGTATCGCGATCTATCCGAAAGATGGGACAATGAATGCGCTGGTTCATCCACCGGCAAGCCGCAGAAATCCAGTGGCTCGCCTGCATCCTTCTACAATCCGCACTCTGTCTGAAATGGGCCTCGGACCGGCTCAACAGCATTGCGCTTCGCATGATGGCCTGGGCCGACCGGAACGCCGCCAAGTAAGGCGTAACCGGCTGGAAGAAGCGGACGTGATCGGAATTGTCAGGCGATGGGCTGACAGTTTCCCAAGCGAAGCCGCCGCAGCCCGCGCCGCTGGCATCAAGCGCCAGACGCTCCACCAGCAGCGCAACGCTGACAAACCCCTGTCAGAAAAGGTTCTCAAGGCCGCTGGCCTGCGCCGCGTCGTGTCCGTGCATTACGAATTTATCGAGGGGGCGGAATGACGTGCGTGTCCTCTACAATGAATGGGACGAACCCACGGCAGCATGGCTGCGCGAACTCATCAATGGACGTCATCTGCCCTCCGGGTCGGTCGATACCCGGTCAATCGGAGATGTTCGGACGGACGATCTGCGAGACTTCGACCAGTGCCATTTCTTTGCCGGCATCGGCGGATGGCCGCTCGCCCTGCGCTGGGCAGGACTTGAAGGAACGCCCGGCATCTGGACCGGATCACCGCCCTGCCAGCCCTTCTCCGTTGCTGGAAAAGGGCTTGGCCAGGCTGATGATCGGCACCTTGCTCCCGTCTGGCTCGAACTCATCCGCGAGTGCAAGCCTGGGCTCATTTTTGGGGAACAGGTTGAGGCAGCAATTCGGGTCGGCTGGCTCGATGATCTATTCGATACGCTGGAAGGATGCGGCTACGCCTGCGGGGCGGCAGTATTGCCAGCTTGTAGCGTCGGCGCGCCGCATATCCGCAAGCGACTGTTCTTCGGAGCGGTCAGGCTGGAACACGCCAACCTGCAACGTGTTCAACCAGCCAGAGACAGCACGCGGGCTTCGTACCCTTGCAGGGCAAGCCAAGACGGCAGGATGGCCGACGCCCACGAAGACAGACTCAGAGCGCGGCGAGAAATACAACCCGTTTGCTCCGAACATGACGCTGAACATGGCGGCGCAGCGTGCGGGCTGGCCCACTCCCACAACACGCGACCACAAGGACGGGCAGGAATGCCCGAACGTGCCGACGAACAGTCTGCTGGGTCGGGAGGTGCGGCTATCGGGCTGGCACACCCCTCTCGCGAGAGATGGCGACAAGCTGGATGCCACACCACCGGCGATCGAGAAGCGCATGAGAAATGGGCGCGAGATCGGCACAGCGATGGAGGCGCGGATGACCTCGGCCGGAGGCTGGTCCGAACATCCAGGACCAATCCGCATCACGGCTTCTGGTCAGGTGCTGACTGGCTCGGATGCCGCGACGGCAAGTTCAGGCCAGTTGAACCCGGCACACAGCCGCTGGCTACAGGGATTTCCGCCCGAGTGGGACGCCTGCGCGGTTACGGCAATGCAATCGTACCCCAGGTCGCGGCGCAATTCATCACGGAATTCCTCGGCGCAATCGCCGACATGCAAGACGAAGGGCTGACCCCATGAGCGATATGACAGGTCACAACAGCGACAACGTGGGCGGCATCGCCGTGGACCGTCTCCGTTCCGTGATCGAAAGAGTTGAGAGACTTGAGGAAGAGCGGAAAGCCCTCGCCGGTGACATCAAGGATATTTTTGCCGAAGCCCGCTCGGCAGGTTTCGATGTCGCAACCATCAAGAACATAATCAAGCTCCGCAAGAAAGAGCCGAACGAAATTGAGGAGCAGGAAACGCTTCTTGATATCTACCGTCGTGCGCTTGGGATGTGAGCCATGGGTAAAGCCTCACGTGACAAAGGTGCCAGGGTAGAGCGAAAGATCGTCGCCCTGCACACAGAAGCGGGAGTTCGTGCTGAGCGCGTTCCCCTATCCGGTGCAATGAAATTCCGAAATACAGCCAGCACAGATGTGGACGTCTATGCGCGCGGTCCCGATGGGGCGCCGTTCGTGTGCGAGGTGAAGGCCCGCGCCAATGGCGAAGGCTTTGCCACGCTTGAACGCTGGCTTGGTCAGGCAGACGCGCTCTTTCTCGTGCGTGACCGGCAGCAGCCTATGGTTGTGCTGCCATGGGACCGCTGGCTTGAGATGCTGGGAGGTAAGGCATGAGCACGGCAAGGCGATGGACAAAATGGTGGTGGCAGGACTGGCAGCGCGACCCAGCATTGCGCATGTGCTCACCAGCCGCACGAGGCATCTGGATGGACCTTTTGGCGATCATGTTCGATGCAGAGCCGTGCGGTCATTTGCTCGTCAACGGGCGCCGGCCGACTGAGCGACAACTCGCGGCCGTGTGTGGCGCGAGCGTGGATGAACTGACTTCCTGCCTCTCAGAGCTTGAGGAAGCAGGCGCATTTAGCCGCTCGGAAGATGGGACAATCTTCAATCGTCGCATGGTCAGGGATAAGGCCATTTCCGATGAAGCTTCAGCAAATGGGACCGAGGGAGGAAATCCACTTTTGCGGCGCGGATCAGTTCCAAAATCTGAGCGTGTCCGACCATATCGAAAATCAGACAGCCCTGAGAAGACAAAGCGGATCATCGCCCGAAGTAATGGAAAATGCTTCTGGTGCGGCGTCAAACTGCGCATATCAGGACAGGCCGGGCCGGATTATTGTCACATCGATCATCTGAAGCCGGTTTGCGACGGCGGATCGAACGATGAATCCAATCTCGTAGCAGCCTGCGCGGCGTGCAATCATGCTAGGGCGCGGAAAGATTGGTCCCATCCTTCCGACCCCTACCTAGGGGTTGGTGTCGGATCATTCCGACACGATGGAAAAGCAAATTCCGACCTTAAACACCAAGAAGCAGAAGCAGAAGCATATAACCCTATAGTCCCTTTGAGGACGAACCGACGCTGGATCTCGAAACAGACGAAAGCGGCAATCCGGGAAGCGAGACGGAAGGACCAGCCAGAGACTTCGAGGAATTCTGGACAGCTACCCACGCAAGGACGGAAAGGCATCGGCTCGAAGGGCCTACGACAAGGCCCGGAAAAAGATCGGCCATGCTGCGATCATGCGGGCGGTCGCATCATGGCCCTTTGGCGAGAACGTCCGCAACGGGCAGGACTTCCGCCCCCACCCGGCCACCTGGCTCAACGGCGAGCGATGGAACGACGAGTGCGTCGTGCAGGCGGTGGCCAGACCAACGGCTTCGCAGCATCCGCCTGAAGTCGAGGCCGCCTATCGGGCAGCCCGTCGCGAATGGGCGCGCACTGGCTGCGAGGGCAAGCCGCCCATGATCGAGGAATTCGCGGAAGGAGCACGAGCATGATCCAGCACATAGCCGAGCCGTTCTTTGTGAACCGGCAGCGCATGAACAGCACGTTTGCCGATGCGATCGTGCAAGGCGGCCTGAGCCGTGACGAAATCGAGGCAGAGATCGAGGCAACGGCCAATGCCCTGCGCTTCATTGCCGAACTCCAGTTCGGGAGAAACGACCGTGGGTGAATCCCTGTTCCTTCCCCCTAAGCGTTCGCTCGACACGTTCGAGGCCGAGTGTTCGCTTGTCGCGGGTGTGCTGCTCAACAGCGGTTCACTCGAACTGGTCGATGACCTCCTGACCTCCGAGGCATTCGCGTCTGAGGCGCTGGGGGAGATCTACCGGATTGCCAGAGACCGGGTGCAGGCCGGGAAGGCGTGCGACTTCATCACCATCCGGGGCGAAGTCGAGACCAACCCGAAGACGGCGGAATTCTGGAAGGAGTCTGCGACAAAGCTTGCAACGGCCTTTGTCGGCAAGCCGGTCATGCGAGGCTATGCACAGGCGATTGCAGATGCCGCGCTTCTGCGCGCCCTGAAGGTCGAAGGGGAAAATCTGATCCTCGACGTGGTGCATTCCGGCGACAAGACCGGCGCGGTTCTGATCGAGGAATTGCAGGAGCGGATCGAGCGGCTGGCACTGACTGGCGATGCCGAACGCCCGATGAAGACCTCGGCCTCCGCCATAGACACCCTCCTGGAGGCCACAGAATGCGCGTGGAAGGCAGGGGACGCCCTTTCCGGTATGGATACCGGGTACGAGGGGTTGAACGCCCTCCTGAGCGGCCTGAGGCCGGGTGGCGTGTATGTCATCGCAGCCCGGCCGGGTGTCGGTAAGTCCTCGCTCATGCTCGGGCTTGCGATGCGGGCGGCCAAGACTTCCGGCCGGGGGCTGATCTGGTCGGGCGAAATGTCGGCCGAGGAACTGATGAGCAAGGCGGTGGCGGGCAAGACTGGCCTGCCGGTCGATGTGGTCATGACGGGGCACTGGAAATTTCCAAACGGGGAAAGGAGGCCGGTATCACGCGAGGACATGGACCGGATCGTGTCGGCAGGCATGGCCGCCCGCGATATCCCGCTCATGGTCGATGACCGAGAAGGCGCAACCGTGCAGCAGATCCTCACTCGGGCCCGACGCATGAAGCGGCAGAAACAGGGGCTGGCGTTCATCGCCCTCGACTATCTCCAGCTTATGGAAGCCAGTGCGGCCGTGAAGCGTTCCGGCAACCGGACGGCAGAAGTGACCGAAATCAGCCGCGATGTGGCCCGCATGGCTCGTGAACTGAACGTTCCCGTCATCGCGCTCTCCCAGCTCAACCGGCAATCGGAGAACCGCGAGGACCGGCGCCCTTCCCTCGCCGATATCCGGGACAGTGGCGCGATCGAGCAGGACGCCCGATGTGTGATGGCGCTCTACCGCGAGGAAATGGCGCTACGGCTTCGCGTCGGGGCAGACGGGCAGGTCAGCCGAAACACAGGCGAGAGCGACGCGCCTACGAAAAGCGGGCGGCTGAAGTCATGGACCGACTGGCAAAGTCAGCAGGCACGGCGGAAGTGATCGTGCTCAAGAACCGAGGCGGAAGAACCGGCATCGTAGGGATGCAGTTTGACGGCCCTTCAACGTGGTTCCGCGGCGACGACGAGCGCCAGAATGACCCGGCATGGTGAGCGAGAAAATCATGAAAAACCCAGCAAAACCGGGCGATTTCGGTACAAACGGGACTCGTGGTGTGGTAGGATCGGGCATGAGCGAAACGACGAAACGAGCGGCATTGATTGCTTGCGCTATTGCCTGCTGGCTTGGGATACTGGTCTGCGCCACCGTCGCGCCCCTTCGGGCGGGTTGCGAAGATTGGGCATGGATGGGCGCTTTCTTCTGGCTTGCGATCACGTTTGTCGTAGTTGCTGCGGAGATTTTATCTTGAGCGAAACAACAGGAATATCCCCGTTCAACACCGACGCATGGGCCGCCGCCTCTCAGTCGGAGCGGAAGAAATGGCTCAGAGACAACCCAAGCGCATGGGGCGGAGATCGCCCAGGTACGGCGCTAGACGAGTTGCAGAGAAGGTTCCTGACCGCCCTTGTGCTTCTCACTCCGGGAGGTGCGCCATGAGCGAAACGACGAAACGGGCTCTGAATGCCGATCTGATCGATCTCAGCATCCCATGCACAAGCGCGTCGATCGGACGCACCTGATTGCCGCTCCTGTCGCCAACACCCCTCCCAGACCATCGAGGTTGACCGCTGAGGGCGGTGAAGATCGTGAGACGACAAACTTACCGCCGGAAATTGGAACGCCCTGTACGGGGCGGAAAACGGCTCTGAATTGGGTAGAGGTCATACCCCTTTCTCTCTGCCCTCTCGCAGTTGCATCGGTCGCCGCATGTTTGATCCTTTCCCATGGGTCAGCCCTATCGGTGGCCTGCGGCCCGGCTTTTGTGGCTTTCTGCGCCTTGATCGCCGTGCTGTGGAAAATGGCGCGGGGCGCTTCTGGTGGGGGAGCGGAACGATGAAGAATTTCGGCAAGTGGTGCGCATTCGGTCTCTATGGCGTTGCCGCTGCGGTATCCTGCGTTGCCGGGGCCAATATGCTATTCGGCGGGGAATGGATCAGCGGCCTTGTGGCGCTCGCAACCGCTCTCGTTTGCTGGTCCCTCGCCTACTCGATCAGGCCGCCGCGTGAAGTCGTTGTGATCATGCGGAACTGCGGGACAGTTGACGTTCATGCCAACGGGCAGGTTTTCCGCGCTTCTGGTAGGGATGGGGGTTAGGCATGTCTGACAACGCGAGAGTGTGGGCGCTAATGACGATGAGTTCGGCTATTGCAACGCTCAGCTCATCATTCATCGGTCCGATCGCCGCTTTTCTGGCGTGCGTGGCGGGGTTTTCCTTGGCGTGGCTTGTCCGTGTCTTGAGCAACATGGCAAGCCGCGCTTCTGGTAGGGAGGGGGTTTGATGGATGCGGCAGAAAAACTCCTGTCCGAGGGCCTGGACCTGTGCGTTCGAGCGCGAAAGATGGACGAGATAGACCGGCGGAACAACTGGCTGGCGGCTTCCACCGACCCGGACGAATGGCAACAGTCGGGTATGTTCGATGATTTCGTGGAACGCTGGAATGATGGCCATCCGGACAAGCAGTGCGCCACGCGAAGCGGAACGATCGCACTATGGGTTGCTGAGCAATACAACGCCGATCTTGCGGATTGGGAGCGTCGAGCGCGCGATCATCTGACGAAGAAATGGGCGGATAGTTCGCCGTGACCCGCCTACCCTTCCCCACCTGGCGAGACCTTGTGGACACGCTCGCCAGCCAAGGGACATGATTCAACTTGGAGTTCTGCTCACGCAAATGGCGCAGAAACGTAGGCACACCATAGAGCTTCGAAGGGTGATTCCGTCTCGTAGTCCCGACGGTTTTCGTTGTACCGGACGGCGCTTTCTGGTAGGATTTCGGCATGGCGAACCCATCTGAACCTACAGAAAAAAAACAGAAAGGCGCTGGCAAAAGACTGTTCAAGCCCGGGCAATCCGGCAATCCGGCAGGTCGCCCGAAAGGCACGCGCAACAAGCTGTCAGAAAACTTCGTAGCAGCCCTCTACGCTGACTTCGAAGAGCACGGCATTCAGGCAATCCAAGACATGCGGGTCGAGAAGCCGGGCGACTATGTGAAGGTTGTCGCAAGCCTGATCCCGGCGCAGTTCCAGCAGGTCGATGAGGACGGCAAGGTGCAAACGCTTGGCGTGATCGCCCTCCCCGTTAAAGGCTCGAAGTGACGAACATTGTCTGGTCGCCAACCGACCGGCAGCAGGTTTTTCTTGCAGCCGAGGAAGAGGAAGTTCTTTACGGCGGTGCGGCTGGTGGCGGGAAGACAGACGCATTCATCGTGGACGCTCTCGGACTGTGGCAGAACGCGCCTCTGGTGCCTCGTTACAAGGCCCTGATCCTTCGCCGGTCCTATCAGCAGTTACGTGAAGTGATCGACCGTGCACGGGCTCTGTATCCGTCCATTCAGGGATTGGAAGGCGTGGCGTGGAACGAGCAGAAGCACGAGTTCCGCTTTCCGTCCGGCGCCAAAATCATTATGGGCTATGCTGAACGCGATGCCGATGTATTCCAGTTCCAAGGCGAGGAATTCCAGTGGATCGGTGTTGAGGAATTGACTCAATACCCATCGGATTTCGTTTGGACATACCTCCGCTCACGACTGCGAGGAACGAACCTCAAGCGGCTCATGCGGGCAAACTGCAATCCGGGCGGTATCGGCTCGAAATGGGTGCAGCAATACTGGTCTATCCCTGATGACGGGCGGGACACATGCTCGGCTTCCTCTGTCGAGATTGAGGGACAGACGATCACTACGCGGCGGCGCTTTATCGGCGCTCGCGTAACTGACAATCCGTACATAGACCTTGAATACCGGGCAAATCTCGCAACCATGCCGGAAATGCAGCGCCGGGCCTTGCTTGATGGGAGGTGGGATGTGCTTGACGTTCCGGGGGCGATTTACAAGGCGGAAATGGACGCCGTCAAAGGCGGTGAGCAGCCGCGCTTGTGCCGTGTGCCATACGATCCATCGGTGCCGGTGTACGTCGCCTGGGACTTGGGTATTGCTGACAGTATGGCGCTCTGGTGCGCCCAGATCGTTGGACGTGAAATCCATCTGATCGATTATTACGAGGCGAGTGGCGAGGCGATTTCGCACTACTGCCAGTGGCTTGACGGGCGCGGATATCGGTATGCGGAGGATCTGTTTCCGCACGATGCCAGAGCGCGCGAGCTGGGCACCGGCAAGACGCGTGAGGAAATCGCACGAGCAAACGGGCGCAAGGTGCGGATCGTGCCACAGATCGGTGTGGATGACGGAATCAATGCCGTTCGCCTGTTCCTCGCCCGGTGCTGGTTTGATGAGGTGAAATGCAAGCGTGGCGTCGAGTGTCTGACGAATTATCGACGCGAATGGAACGATAAGCTGGCGCAATTCAAGGCTGCCCCCGTGCATGACTGGGCTTCGCATGGATCGGATGCGTTCCGCTATCTCGCGGTTGGGCTGCGTGAGCGGACGAAAATACCCCCTCCGAAGGCGCCAAGAACCTCGCCCGTTATCGGCGGCCCGTCTGGCTGGGCGGCGCTCTGATTTCGCTGTACCGAACAATATGCACTATGCTATAAAGTATCCATGGAAGAAAGAACGGACGACATCCTGGCGGAAGTCAAAGAGCGGTATGAGGCAGCAGAGGCTTTCGAAGCCAATTGGCGCACAAATGCGCTCGATGACCTGAGGTTCTTCCACGCAGATTCCCGCAACCACTACCAGTGGGACAGTGCCGTTTATCAGGCGCGTTCCGGCACGTTTGGCGGCTCCCCTCGCCCGTGCCTGACGATCAACAAGACGGCGCAGCATGTCTTGCAGGTTGAGAACGACGCCCGGCAATCGCAAATGGGCATCAAGGTCAACGCGACCGGCTTTGGCTCAACAGCCAAGGCCGCGGACGTGATCGAGGGCATTATCAGGCATATCGAATACCAGTCCAACGCCCAGCAGAACGCCTATATGTGCGCCATCCAGGGGCAGGTCAGGCAGGGCATTGGCTGGTTTCATATCGTCACCGACTATGTGCGCGGTGCTGACACGTTCGACCAGGATTTCTACATCAAGAGCGTTCCTGACCCACGGTCTGTTTACTCGGACCCCAACACGCAGGAGCCTGACCACAGCGACATGCAATGGGCCATGATCGTTGAAGAAATGCCCAAAGCAGAGTTTGAACGGCTCTATCCGGCGCACAAGGACGTTTCCGGTGCGCCTCTCTCGATTGCTGGCAACACGGATTATCGAGGACAGGAAGCGGGCAAGGATGTGGTGCGCGTGTTCCGGTATTACCGGCGCAGCGAGCGCAAGGACACGCTCTGGGCCGTCCCTGTACCGCAGCAGGACGGATCAACAGTAATCCAGCCCATGCGGGAAAGCGTCATGCCTGCTGAGGCGGTAGAATATTGCCGCTCAATGCAGGCGCAAAGCCGCTCAATCACGCGCCCACATGTCGAGTTCTTTCTGATCGCCGGGGATAAGATCGTATCAAGCGGCGATACGGTGTTCACGTATGTCCCGCTTGTGCCTGTCATTGGCATGGAAAGCGTGATCGATGGGAAGCTGGATCGTTCCGGCCTCGTGCGTGCCCTGCTCGACCCGCAGCGCATGTATAACTACAGCGCGTCGGCCTCGGTTGAGAGCGTGGCACTTCAGACAAAATCACCATGGCTGGTCGATGCGCGCGCAATCGAAGGATACGAAAACGATTGGTCGAACGCGAACGTTTCGAACGCTGCTTATCTGCCCTACCGCTCGACTGATCCCGACGACAGCAGCCCGATAGCGCCGCCCCAGCGCCTCGACCCTGCAACCGGCTCAACCGGGCATATCGCGCTGATGCAGGCGTCTGACTCCCAGATGCAGATGGTCACGGGCCAGTATCAAGCGGAAATGGGCGCCCCAGGAAACGAGAGGTCAGGCCGCGCTATCAACGAGCGACAGCGCCAGTCCGACACGGCGAATTATCATTACACCGACAATCAGGGTATGGCGCTTCGTCTTGCCGGGCGCATCCTGATTGACGCCATTCCTTACGTTTACGACACACAACGCGCTGTGCAGGTCATGGGTGCAGACGGAACGCAGACCAGCGCCGTTGTCGACCCACAGGCTCCACAGGCTGCGCAAGTTGAATTGCCGCCTGGTCAACAGGCAGAGCCGGGCATGACGTTTGAGCAGCGGGCTGCAATCGAGGGCGCGATCATCGCCATCAATCCGACGATTGGCAGATATGACGTTGAGGCCGATGTAGGGCCAGCCTTCGCAACGCGCCGTCAGGACACATTCAACAGCCTGATGCAGGTTTTGCAGGCAAACCCGGCGATCATGGAGCAGATCGGTGATCTGTTCTTCAAGGCAGCCGATTTTCCGCTTGCTGACGAAATTGCCGACCGCCTCAAGCCTGCGACTGATGACCCGCGCCTTGGGCAGGCACAGCAGCAGATTCAGCAGATGCAAGGCATCATTCAGCAGCTACAGCAGAAGCTGAACGACAAGAGCCAGGATTTTGCCCTAAGGGCCGACAAGCAGCGTCACGAGCAAGTCACTGATCTGATGGAAGCAGAAACGCGCCGAGATAAGGCGGACACTGATCGCATGGCCGCAATCGGCTCAGAAGATCCGGCATCGCTTCACCCGGTCCTTGAAGCTCTGGTGAGAAAAGTTCTCGCAGAACAGGGATATCATGGGCCTGAATCGCTTCCGAGTGGGCCACCTGCCGACCTTGAGCGCCTTCCTTCCAATAACCCTCCGGGCGGCCTCATTCACGCCCCAAACCCTGTCACAGGAGCCGTTGACGTATGAGCGAGACCATTCAAGCCCCTGCCGAGGAAACCAATATCCTGACTGGCATCGATTTCGGAAGTGATCAGCAGCCAGGACAGATGGAAGCCCCTCAGGCAGAAACGAAGCAGGTGGAGACGCCGCACCACGAACCAGGCACACCGGGAACTCCTGCTGAAAACGAAGGGACGCAGACCGAACGCAAGACGGAAGAACCCGCATGGTTCTCGCGCCGTATCGGAGCGATTACGGCCAAGCGCCGCGAAGCCGAGGAGCGTGCTGCGCAGGCCGAACAGGAGTTGGCAGAATATCGCCGCGCCCTTGCCGCTGCTCGCGGTGAGGAAGAGCCGCGCCAGCCTGAGATGACGCCAGAACAGATCCGGGCGGAAGAACGAAGCCGGATCGAGGCGCAAACAGCCCAGCAGCGCCAGCTTGAAGACTTCAGTGCTGTGACGGTCAAGGTTGCAGAATCACTGGCAGGTACGCACGGCTGGGATGCAGTAAAGCCATTGACCGAGCGTCTTGCTGAAACGGCAGGTCTCGACTTCAACAACCCCGGTCATCAGCAGATCATTCGCGATATTTCGGAATTGCCCAATCCCGGCGAAGTGTACTATGCTTTGGCCAACGATCCGGATGCAGCTAGCGCCCTGTTCGACGCTCCCGAGCGCAGACAGTACGCGATGCTTCAGAAGTTCGCGGACGGGCTGACCAAGGCCGAGATGAGTGCAAAGCAGGCAGAAGCGCCCGCGCCTCGCCCCTCACCTCAGATCTCCCGGACGCCCGCTCCTGTAGCCGCTGCCACGGGTTCGGCTCGCGCCGTTACTGGCGGACGTTCTCTGTATGACAACGGTTTGTCGGCAGAGGATTTCGCCACCATGTTCAACAAGCGCAGTTGAACGAAGCCGAGGGGCTATAAACCGTTCGTTTCCCGGTATCGAATAACCGGGCGCTGACTGGCGCGACAGCCACGGGTGGTTTCCGGTCGTAACCGGCGCACGTTCTGGCAACAGCCGAGAGCGGGACACGAGGCGCACAGGCGCCATGCGTGAGACCTAACCCCGTGTCAAACAGCATTATCAATAACCAGATGATTACGAGGATGGCCCTTGCCCTTCGTCGTAATCAGAACTCTCTCGTGCAGAATGTCGATCGGTCCTATCAGGACCAGTTCGCCCAGAATGGCGGCAAGATTGGCGATACTGTCAACGTCCGACTGCCGAACGATAACGTGGCGATCGAGGGTGCAACCGTAAATCCGCAGGGTATGCAGGAGCGGTCTATTCCCCTCGTAATCGACAAGCGCTGGAACACCTCGCTTTCGTTCACGACGCAGGACCGTACCCTGAAGGTGGACCGCTTCGCAGAGCGTTATGTTGCGCCGTCTGTGAACGTGCTGGTCGGTGCGCTCGCGGCTGATCTTATCGGGCTCTCGCTCCAGTTCTCGAACCTTGTTCGGAACGTGGATTCAGAGGGCAATACGATTGTTCCATCCTCGAACACCTGGCTCCGCGCCAATGCGATACTGTCCGAGTGTAACGCCGAAGCGGCGAACCGTTACGCCATCCTTGATCCTCTATCCGAGGCTGACACCGTTGCGGGCCTGATGGGCATGTTCAACCCGGCTGGCGAGATCTCGGACATCAACCGTTCGGGTCGCATGGGCTCGCGTCTGCTTGGCGTGTCCGGCTGGATGCAGGACAACACGGTCATCGTGCATGAAACCGGCTCCTATGATGGGCAGGCTACTGCAACGGGCGCAGTCAACTCGTTCACGCCGACCGGGCAGGTTGTGCCGTCCGCGAACATCAGCTCCGTAGCCTCGCCGCATATGTCGCTGATTTCTGTCAGCGCTCTAAATGGTGGGTTCAAAGCGGGCGATATCATCACCATCACCGGCGTGAACCGCGTCAACCGCATCACGAAACAGTCCCGCGCTATCCCGATGCAATTCGTGGTTGCTCAGGATGTGGCGAGTGGTGCGACCTCCATTCCGATCATGCCCGCTCTGATCCCGCCCAATTCGGACGGCAGTGCTGCACTTTATCAGACCGTTGATTCTGCCCCGGCGAACGGTGCCAAGGTCAACCTGATTGGCAAGGCTGGCGAGGTCACGCGCCGTAACTTCATTTACCACAAGAAGGCGATGACGCTTGCGACGGTTGATCTGGAAATGGTCACAGGTGCAACCATCGATTGTGGCCGCGATAATCTGGACGGCATCAGCCTGCGTACACTGACCTACTATGACGGGCCGGTGGACGTACGTGGAACGCGTATGGATCTGCTCTATGGTAAGGCCATGCTGCGCCCTGACTGGGGCGTTGTTGTTCCGTCTCCCACGGATGACGGGTTCTGATCGTGGCGCGCTACCCTCATACTCTCACTGCGCCTGACGGGTTCACGTTCGTGACTGTCAGGAACGCAGAACAGGAGGCGCAGGTGCGCGCCCGTTTTGAGGGGAAAGCCGAGCCAGAGGGCAAAGCTCTTCCCCCCAGGCCAGTGATGCGACCGAAAGGACGCTTGCCCAATGTCAGAAAACCTTGAAGGCACACCCGGCGCACAAGGATATCTTGTCTCTGACCTTGTTGGCATGGCGCTTGAACAGATCGGAGTGGGCACGGGGGGGATGACTTCTGACCCTCAGGGGATGATATCGGGGGTCAGGCATTTGAATATGATGCTGGCTCAATGGCAACGGCGCCGCTGGCTGGTACCAAACCTGACCGACGCATCATTCCAGTCGACAGGAAGTAGCGTTTACTACATTGGTCCGGGCGGCGATATCGATGTTCCGACAAGGCCGGACAAAATCGAAGCTGCATACGCAAGGCGGCTCAACGGTGCCCCATTAAGTCAGGATGGTGATTTTTCCCCGCTTGATTTCTCCGGAGCGGACTTCCTGACGCCGACTAACGGGCTGGATGCAGGCGTTCAGCCGCTTGACTATAATCTGACGCTGATTCCTTCTTATGAAGATTACGCATCAATAGGAATGAAAGCCCTGCGTGCATGGCCGTCTATGGCTTTCTATAACCCCGCGTTTCAGCAGGGAGAGTTGTATATCTGGCCCATACCTCAATCAGGTCTGTGGGAAATACATATCCTGTACAAGCAGCCTCTTCCGGCGAATCTTTCAGCCTCAAGCGCTATTAACCTGCCTCCTGAATACTGGGACGCCATCATGTGGTGTCTCGCGGCCAGGTTATCGCCCTCTTATGGGCAAGAGGCATCTCCTACGGTGGTCGCCATGGTCAAATCTGCCCTTGGCACCATAAGAACCGCCAATACCCAAATCCCTACACTCGGCATCCCCGCAATACTCACCAACACCCAAAGCCCGTTCTACTGGCCCGGACTGGAGATCCAGAAGCTATGATTCGTATTCCTGTTGCTTTGATGGCCTTCCTGCCTGTGGTCGCATTCGCACAATCTGTCCCACAGATGGACAGACGCGTTTCTCTATCGGGCCCTACCGGTTTGAATTGGGCTATGAGCAAGAAAGCCGATACCGAGAATGGTATATTGACGGCACCACAGATCAACGATGCCGCTGCAACAAATCTGTCCGTTACAAATTTGACTTCAGGTGGCCTCCTGCAACCCCCCTTTGTTTCTATCCTGGCAAAGGGCGCAAAGTGTGACGGCACAACCGACGACACAGTGGCCATCAATGCTGTTCTTTCAGCATACAACAACGTTGCGATCCCGCAGGGCATCAGCAAGTGTCTGGTTTCCTCGCCCATTAACATCACCAGAAACGGCACTACGCTCGTAGGTGCGGGGCAAACGTCTGTAACGTTCGTCTCCAACTCGGCTACAGCCCCTGTGATTTCTGTGGCTGCTGGACTGTCCAATTACACCCTGTCTGGCTTTTCTGTGGATCGTTCAGTTGTTCCGGCTTCTGATACGGCGCGTGGCATTGATACATCTGGCGGTGGGGGCGGATTTGCTACCCTGCGGGACATCTATGCCACCAATCAATGGACCGGGTTTTATCTGGGCGGTATGGCTTATGGCGTTGCATCAAACCTGACGGCACAGAACAATTATGGCGACGGATTCTATCTGAGCAACAACGCAACATACACGACAGCACAATGGAACCTGACCAACACTATCAGCCAGACGAACGATGGCTATGGCTACAATGTCGTATCAAACACGAAAAACCCCATGATATTACTTCCGTGGTGGGACACGCAGGCTTTCGCCAATGGCCTTGGTGGAGCGCGGTTCGTAGGAACGCCTGAAGGGTATATTTCAAACATCAACATTGAGGGCGGAATATTCTCTACAGACGGGAATAACGAGCTGTTTTTTGACACCTACAGCGGTCATATTACCGTTTCAGGCGGAACGTTCATCGAAGCCGCAGGCACGGCTGCAACGGGGCGGGACTTCAAGATCCCGAAGTCCAATACAGGCCGTGGAATATACACAACAGGTAATATTGCGGATATTCAGATCGGAGATGTGATTGTCTTTGATAATTCGCAGGAAGGCTATGTTGGGAGTGCGTTCAGAACGCAGATTGTAGGAGCTGAATTCCTTCAGAACGGGGCCAACGGCGCAGCCGGAACGTGTTCCATCAACCTTCTGAATACAAACACCAATGCTACTGTCATGATTACAGGTACACGCTCCGGGGCGCTAAACTCGAACCTGAGTACATCAGCAGGAATCTGCGCAGTCAATGGAACGGGTGTCACCATCACAGGCAATGACCTCGCGTACAATTCTCAAGTAGGAGTTTACTTTAGCGGCAACGCTGCGGGGGCTCATGTTGAGGGCAATGCCGGATACATCACAGTCGCACGCGGAGAAGTGACGATTCCAGCCAACGCAGTTTCTGCAACTGTTACCCATGGTCTTCCGGGCGTCCCTTACTGGGTTTCGGTATCACCCACCGCAGCGCCCGGTTCGGCTGCGGGATGGTATGCAGACACCAAGACCCAATCCAGCTTCACTGTCCATATTCAGAATGCACAGTCTTACCCCGTGACATTTTCATGGGAAGCCAGGATGTTCCCCAACTGATGCCACGCATTAATCTTTCAGGCGGGTCATATACCTCCAGATCAGTTGCAATTGCAGCGCAGAGAGTTCTTAACCTGTATCCGGAACCCATTCCAGATTTTCAGGGTGAGCCTACAAGGATCGTATATTTCCCAACGCCGGGGCTGATTCGTGTGGCCCAGTCTTCTGGTGGTGGGCGCGCTGCTTATCTGACAACGCAGGGGGATGCAGTTTTTGTTATAGGCCACGATGTCATCTTGATGGATGCATCCGGCGCACTGAAGACAATAGGCTCTCTTCCATCAGAAATCGGGCCGGTTCGCATTTCTGACAACGGAACCACAATGTTTCTGGTGGACGGTTCAGCGAAAGGCGGATGGTATTGCTCTCTCCCTTCATTGCCTAGGGTTGGCAATTACGGCACATTGCATCAGATCAATGATGACGCTTTTTATGGCAGCAAGACGATCGCCATTCTCGATACTTTCTTCCTGTTTGTGAATTCAGAAACGACAAACTGGTATGTATCCCCAGCCCAATTTGCTGACGAGGAAACAACTCCTTTTGATAGTCTTTATGTTGCGAGCGACACGACGAGCCTGGACACCATCCTTGGCGTTGAGGTCGTAGGCCAATATATATGGTTGTTCAGCAGATCGCAGATTGAATTCTGGTATAATAGCGGGGCTGCGGATTTCCCATTCCAGCGCGTGCAGGGTGTCACGGTAGAGGTAGGCGTTATCTCGCCCTACACGATCGCAAAATTACCGACGACACAGGCGACCCCGAATGGGGGAATCATGTGGCTGGGGCGCGATCAATCCGGCTATGCACGCGTTTACCTGGGGCAGCAGACAACAGCAGCACCCGTATCGACATTTCCTATTGATGATTCCTTGCAGGGTATGGGGGATTTATCGGCGGCGGTTGCTTCTGTGTACCAGCAGGAAGGGCACGTCTTTTATGTTTTGACCATTCCTGGCCAGTCTTCATCATGGGTGTATGACGTATCAACGGGGATGTGGCACGAACGAAGCGGACTTGATGCAGCAGGAAATGAAGTGCAGATCCGGCCTCTCTTCTGGACGCAGGCTTACGGAAAAATATGGGCTTTAGACCGAGATAACGGCACGATTTATCAGGTATCCACAGACGCGCTTGATGACGCAGGCATTCCGATAAAACGGCAACGCGCCTTCCCTCACCTTTTAACCAGTGGGACAAGGGGCATACATCGAAAGTTCATGCTCGATATGCAGCAGGCTGATAATGCCGCTGTTGCAGTTGATTGGTCGGATGACAGAGGCGCTACATTCAGCGCGCCGCACTCCTTGAGTCTTGGCGCTTCCGGCAATGTCTGGCCGACTTTGTGGCGGCTGGGAATGGCAAGGGACCGGTTTATCGTGTGACATGGACAGCCCCTGTCCGGACGTCTCTTATGGGTGCTTTTCTTGATATTGATCAGGTGCGATCATGAGCGGACCGCGTGATTTCAATTCTCCGCTGCCTGCGGGAAAGATCTGCAATCAGGATGGGACAGCCACCATGCAGTTTACCGCATTTATCAGGCGGTTGTGGGAGCGTACAGGGTACGCCCCCGGCTTTGACGCGGCATGGGGAGCGAGAGAGGCTGACATCGCCTATTTGTCGTCACAGTCGGCAATCGCGAAGGCGGATCACTCCGAAGCTTCAGCGCAGAGCTCATCTACGCTTGCTGCAATCCTTGCGCAGTCATCACCGGCTATCGACACGCAAAAACTATACACGATAGCAGTTCAGGCATTACTCAGGGCCAGTCAGGCCGAGGCCAGAGCACTAAAAGCCTTGGAAAAAGTCGAGGAATTGTCTAAACTGCTCCTTACGACGCGCCAGCCGCGAGACGGGATATCTTCGGATGAAAGCATGACGTTCAGCGTCATGACCCGTATATGGCAGTCGTCGCACAAACCCTTGTAAAAGGTGCCACCCTTACCAGTAATCTGAGTTCCATTTTTGCGGCAGGTGCGGGAACAACTGTCGCAAGCGGAGCCGTTGTCGCCAATCCGACAGGCGCAACAGCCAGTCTCTCGGTAACACTCCAGCGCGCCGATGGAAGTTCATTCATTATTGTTCCGGGGCGGGCAATCGCTGCCGGAGGGACGGACCTCGTGCCTGAGTTGGCGCGCGTTCTGAATGCTGGGGATGTTATCCAGGCTTCGGGCGCCGGGCTGAATATCGTTATTGACGGGTATCTTCTGTCATGAAGTCGGCGGCAGAAATTTTCGGGTGTGATGTTCCTGTCGGGGCGCATGTTGTTCGCGAAGCTGGTGCTGTGGGTGGATTTCTTCCGATAACGGAAACGCAATGGGAGGCCCATTATGCGGCTGAGCCCTGGATGCGCGGCGCCAAGGCCCTTGCTGCTTTTCGTCGCCTTCTCGCCCGGTTCTGGCAGCAATTCCCGGCAGTGTGCGAATTGATTGGTGCCATCAAGGCACAGAACCGCGCAGCCCGCTACCTTGCCGTTCGCCTTGGGTTTGCCTTTCGTTTCACTCTTTCTCTCCCATGGCCTGACGGCGTGGTGCGTGAGACAGCTATTTACGGGATGCAGCGCCCATGATCCCCTTTCTTCGCTCTCTGGCGCATATGGGAGGCGCCTGTTTTGATCTGACCGGAGGCGTCGGAGCCGCTGCGGCGGGAGCGGCCCAAGCTGCCGGGACTGTGGCTGCGACCTCTATGCAGGTAAAGGCACTCCAAGATGCTCGCAAGACGGCGATCAACACGGCAAACGAGGTTGCGCCTACACTGACGCAAAGCGCGACAGATGCAAACGCGCTGCTCAATCCGTATGTCTCGACCGGGAACAACGCGATCAACGCACTTTCCGGCGGCATGACGCAGGAATTTCTTGAAAGTACGCCCGGTTATCAGTTCATCAAGAACCAGGGATTGCAGGGCGTTACCAATGCCGCAGCAGCACGCGGGCTTGCCAACTCAGGCGCGGCGCTCAAAGGAGCTGCGGCTTATGCAACGGGTCTGGCTGACCAGACGTACCAGAACCAGTTCAATAACTACAAAAGCCTTGCCGATCTTGGCGGACAGGCAGCGACCGCGCAGGGGAATAACACCATCAACGCGGCAACGAATGCAGGGAATATCCGCATGGCTGGGGCCAACGGCGGGGCAGCCGCCGCAGTCGGCGCCGGAAACGCATTGGCGGGTGGACTATCTAGTCTTGGCAGCACAATAGGGCAGTATCAGATTTATAATGCGCTGCTTAATGGAGAAGGATCGACCGTCTATAACAACAACGTCGCATCGGTGACACCGTATGCGCAATTCAACGGCGGCAAAGCTCTTCCGTCCGTAGGGGGCTGACCCATGGCATTCTCTGGCTTTGATACGAACGCGCTCCAACCTACGCCACTTCACACGGCCAACCCGCTCGAAATGGCCGGTCAGGCGGCGCAGATAAAGAATGCACTACTCGCCAACCGGGTGCAGCAAACCGAATATGATGCCCGCGTAGCTCAAGGGAGCGCCTTGCTGGGCGCGACCGGCGCTGATGGTCAGGTTGATTACGCCAAGGCGCGCGCGGCCATGGCTGCCGACCCAGCGACAGCATATGGAGCCATTGATGCCTACCGGCAGCAAAATGCGTCACGCAATGACGATCTGGCCAATGCTGAAGCATCGAAAAATGCTGTAGGCTCCATCATGTCTTTTGTCGGCGCCAATCCTGACGCGGCCCATCTGGACGCAGGCGCTCGCATGGCCAAGGCTGTGCTGCCGAAAAGCCAATGGGGCCAGGTTGATGCAATCGTGCAGCAGATCGGGAGCCATCCAAACGGCATTGCTGGCGGCGTGGCGCAGATTACCAACTCGATGCAGGCGCCGCAGGGGCAAGAACAGAACGTCTATGGCACTAACGATAGCATGGACACAGGGAATGCTAACCTCATTGGTACGCGCAAATCTGCGATGCAGGGCGGCGGTTTCAGCGCAACACAGGCAGCACCAAAAAACCTGAGTCCTGAATTCCTCTCTCACCCTTATGAATACACCGGTGATGATGGGAAAAAGCACATCACTACGGTCGGTGCCGTCATGCAAGCCAATGGTCTTAACGTATCTCCAGCCCCTGTCAGTCAGACCAATGCGCAAGGGCAGCTCCCCCACGGTGCCGAGAACTACCCTTGGAATAGCGGGCGCTATGGCGGGGTTGCATCGCAGGACGGGAATGGCGCACCGCCCCCTCACTCAATGGAAACAGGGCTTGCCCCCGGTCAGGCAGAAGCGGCTCAGTCGGCAGGACACGAAGCAGGCGCACAATATGCGGCGGCAAACCAGAGCGCAGCAGGGTTCGCACAGCGTCAATATCAATCGCGTGCGGCTCTCTCTGCCCTCGAAAAGCTGGGTCCGACCGGCACAGGCCCCGGCAGCGAGGGGAGAAACCAGATCGTCAGCTATGCCCAGACCTTGGGCTTCACTGCACCAAGCGACACGACGCGCGCTTACGATGAGGCGAATAAATACCTCACGCAGATGGCCATGGCACAGCCGGGCGCAACAGGAAGCAATGAGCGTCTTTCAACCGCTCTGTCCGGGAACGCTTCGACCCATATCAGCAATCTCGCAGCACAAGATGTAGTCAAGGCGAACATTGCTCTCGACCGTCAGAACCAGGCCGCTCTTCTTGGCTTTAATCAGAAATATCCAGGCGGGCAGTCTCAGCTACACGCGAACGAGTGGCCGTCTTATGCAGCAGAATGGTCCTCGCATGTTGACCCCCGTGTTTATGCGTTCGATCTCATGACGCCGCAGCAGCGCACGACCATGATGAAAGGATGGGACACGGCCAAGCGGGCGCAGTTCTATGAGCAGGTCCAAGGCGCCGTTGACCATGGCCTTGTGACGCCGCCGCGCTGATGGCCGATTATAGCGACACGATCGAGGACGCTGGGCGTCGGTTCAATGTCGAACCCGCTCTCATCAGGGCTGTGATGATGGCCGAGAGCGGCGGAGATCCGAAAGCACGCAGCCGAGCTGGGGCAACGGGACTGATGCAAATCATGCCCGATACGGCGCGTCGTCTGGGCGTGGACGCCTCGGACCCTGTGCAGTCTATTTATGGCGCTGCCAATCTTCTGAGCCAGCATCTCGACCATTATGGCAACGTGCCGGACGCCTGCGCGCCTATAATGGGGGCACTGATCGGTCGCATTGGACCAATGCCGAAACAAGCGCTTACCCAGGGCGCGTGGCATCTTTTTATTCGCCCTCCCCTCGCACCGAAAGCACCCCTGACATGGCTCCGAAACAGGAAAAGCCGAAGCAGACCGGCATAGATGTCAAAGCCATGGACGAGGCTTGGGGTGTTTCCTCTCAGGAAAATGAGGCGGGAACGCCTCCAGACAAAGGAGCGTCTCCGGTTGCGGTTTCCGATATGGATAAGGCATGGGGTGTTGGACAGCCTGAGACAACAGTCGCAACAGTAAATGCGCCAAAACAGCCCGGCTTCTGGCAAAATGTCGGAGCAGGGATCAAGCGCGGCGTGCGTGATGTTGGCGATACGGCCCTCAAGGCGGGGGAATGGGCAGACAAGAACCTGCCGGGACCCGATCTGGACGCGATGATAGGAGCTGATGAGAGCAAGCGGCAAAAGGCTCTCAACTATGAGGCCAACGCGCTCACAGATTACAATCGCGATTATGGTGGCAGCGTTGCGGCTGGGGTCGGGCGTATTGGCGGCAATATGCTCGCCTCTGCCCCCCTTGTCGGCCCTGTAGGTGACTTGGCTACAGCAGCGATCGGCGCAGGGGCTCGCGGGGCTGGTCTTGCAGGTGGCCTTATTGCACGCGGGGTAGGACTTATTGGTCGCGGCGCAGCGGAAGGCGCTACAGCCAATGCGGCGGCGTCGGGTGGCGGTAATGAGGATATTGGAACAGCAGCGTTACACGGTGCGGAGATTGGAGCGGTCGCAGCCCCTGTTCTGGCGGCAGCAGGCGGGGCAATCAGGAGAGGCGCGGAAGCGCTGACTGGCGGGCGTATAAGTCAGGCCCGCGCTGCCCTCGCCCAACGCGCGAAAGATTTCGGCATTGATCTGACTGCGCCGCAGATCGGCACATCCTCCCGTATGCGCTATCTCGCAGATGAGGCAGGCGGGGGCCATACTACGCAAGATCAGATCAACCAGTTTACTCGGGCAGTTTCACGGACGTTCGGCGCAGACAGCGAAAGCCTCACACCTGACGTTCTGGCAGAGGCGCAAGGCCGTATTGGGGCGCGCATGGACCGCATTGCCCATGAGACGCGCATCAAGGCAGATGACACCTTGGTCAATGATCTGGCGCGCATTGAGGAGGAGGCGCAGGGCGACGTCACCCCCGGCGAAATCACTCCGATAAAGAACCGCATCAGTGATGTGCTCGGCAAAATCGGAGAGGATGGGCATATCACCGGCGCGCAGTACCAGGCCCTAACGCGTGCAAATACACCATTGGCGCGCGCTATGGCGCATCCTGACCCGAATATTTCCTATCACGCCGGGCGTGTTCGGGATGCACTTGATGAGGCTATGGAGCGATCTCTTGTAGCAGATGGGCGGCAGGATCTTCTTGCAGAACTGAGAGACGCCCGGCTGCAATACAAGAATCTGAAAACGATAGAACCGCTTGCCACAAAGGCCGGGGCAAACGAACACGCGATTTCACCGCCCCTTCTGCAAGCGCGCGTCAATGCTCAGTTTCGCAGCCGGGCGCAGCGTGGAGCTGGTGATCTTGGTGATTTGGCCGATATTGGACAGGCTTTTATGAAGGCAGAGCCCAATAGCGGAACCGCAGGCAGATCTGGCGCACGTCTAGCGCTGTCAGAGGCTCCCATGATGTTGGGCGCAGCTTTGACCGGACATACGTCAATTCCCGAAATTGCACTTGCAGCAAGCGTTCCCTTAATTGCAGGCGCCCCATTGCGAGCTGGCATCCGCACTTACATGGACAATCCGCTACTGGCTCAATCTCTGATCAAGCGCGGAGCAAGAGGCGATCAGGAGAGTCCGTGGCGCAAGGCAGCGTCAGCCCTTATCTCTGGTCAGGGCGCGATCACGCCCGCTCTGGATCGTACCAGAAAACAACGCCTCGTTTCGCGCACGGACTGACTGGCGCCAACCGCCATATTGGGCGAGAAGGAACGGCGCGAAACCTATGAGGGCAGCAAGAGCGAAGCCCTCGTAATGCAACCACTTCATCTGCTCCCACGGCATGTCCTCTGGGTATGGGAACGGAACGAACCAGTTCCCGGCACCCGTCACAAATATGAGGGCAAGCGTCATGGCCACTCCGCCGATGCCGGAGCAGGTGAACCAGAGGGCAATGGCGATCAGGCCGCCAACAATGAGGATGATCATTCTGCAAGGCTATCAGAGCCGCTCAGAGTGTTCACCAAATTTCTAATGCTGCCCCACCACCGTGCCCGGAGTCGGGTCAACAGCAGTTGGTATAGAGGGTCTGCGCCTCCATTACGAAGGCGCAGAGAATCTGTTGCCGCTCTAGGCGCAAAAAACGAAACTCTCTTCATCGCCAAAGCAGGAGAGTGGTTTTGGCGAAAATTACATCATCTTCCGGAGAACTTAAATGCTTCATGCGAACCTGGACACCCTGTTCGGTGCAGTATGCGCCTTAATTCTGTGCATTTATTCAGTTGGCAACAAAATATTAAAAACCCTTGTGAGTATAAATGTCGATATCGTCCGAATGGATCAAAATGCTCACAATACATTCTTACGTAACGGGAATGTAATGGAGAAGATATACGATAGCATCCAGAACCTAGAATACAGCGTTCATGACATTAATAGAAAGATTGAAGAACCATACAAACCGCCTTCCGAACCGAGTTTCTAGGGCGCTTTTTTGCCCACCGTCATGCGTATCAGACGTCGAATAGCTTCTGGGCGTGACGGCAAATCAGACTGATCTCGTCTCCAGTCATCCAACGCCTCTAGGCACTCGCGGTCAATCCGCACGTTGACTGCCTCGCTATCAATGGCGGGCCTTCCTCTTTTTGATTTCTTGGCGCTATCTATTGACATTATGATTTTATAGCGCGATAAAAAACAGGCCGCAAGCGAGTTCGCACCTCGCAAGCGGCCCTAACCATCAGCAGGGAACAAACCCCATGCCTACGGCTAATGCCATCCATACCATAATTGCGGTTGCACGCCTCCTGTTTTCCTCCGGCTTCTCGGTGAAGATCGTGCCGGTTGCGATCAAGGGAGGCCGCACATGAGCACGAACCTCACAATCATCACGACCGCCATCCGTCAGGACGCTGAAGGCCGCTACTGCTTGAATGACTGCCACAAGGCATCGGGCGGCGAAAATGCCAAGCGCCCAAGCCTGTGGCTCGAAAACGCGCAGACAAAGGCTCTGGTCGTTGAATTGGAAGGGTCGGCAGGAATTCCTGCTTACCCCACAAACACCGTTACGACCGGCCCAAACGAAGGCCGAGGCACCTACGTCGCGAAGGAACTCGTTTACGCCTATGCGATGTGGATCAGCCCGGCGTTTCACCTGAAAGTCATCCGGGCGTTTGATGCGATGGTGCAGGGCAAGGCGCTGCCTGCACCCAAGCGTCCCCGCAAGCCTGCGATCGACACGACATACAATCGCCTTCTCAAGATCGCCCGCACCCTTCCCGGCTTTGACGAGAACCAGCACTGCCTTCATGCGGCTCGTGGCACGTTCAACATGACCGGCATCAACCCGCTTGAGGTCATGGGCGTTACGTCGATTGCTGCCCCGAACAATGACGCCTACCTGACGGCGACCGAGATCGGGAAAGAGATCGGCCTCAATGCCATGGCTGTGAACAAGCTGCTCATCGCGGAGGGCTATCAGATCAAGGTTCCTGCATCTGCCAATGGGTGCGATTATCAGGCGACCGAGAAAGGCGCACCATTTGGACGCATGTTCGACACGACGCGGAGCAACGGCAAGGGATCGCAGGCTCAGCTCAAATGGTCCAACCGGATCGTGAAGCACCTGCGCCCTTTCACCCGCCCGAAGGAGGCAGCGTCATGAGTGCGCTTGCGGTATTCGGGCAGACATCGCCCCAGCGCATGAGTGCGGAAGAAGTAGGCAGAAACATCGGATCGGCGCTTCATGCCGGTCTCGCCATAGCGCAGGGCGATAACCGTGATCTCGACGTTCAGCGCGAGAGGCTGAAGCTAGGCGCTCAGGCGATCATGCAGGCTTGGCGCGACCTCGATGTTTTGGAAAACGACGAGGAGAAATCAATCCTCTCGCGTTTGCAGGATATCCGCAGGCGGCAGGTGTCAGGCAACGCCAGAAAGCGCCCTGCCCTCGCGTAACAGAGAAGCCGCCCCTTACCGGGCGGCTTTTTCATTGCGCCGGACATCAGTTAGCAGTAAAAAAAACATACGACGCGCCAGTAATGGCCGGGCGGGAAAATCAGTCTGGTATCCCCCATGCGTCGGCTTCTGCTTATTCTTCCGTTCGTACTCCCCGGCACTGCGTTTGCGCAGTCGCAGGCCGCAAACCCTGTCTCTCCCTTCCTTGAGGGAAAGCGCGTCGGCACATCAGCTAACCCGATTTTTGCGGCGATTTCTTCTGTTGTTCCTTCCGCCTCGGCTTCCTCTGGTCAGGCGGCTGCCCCGGTCGAGCTTTTCAGTTACGGGCGCCGGGTCGGAACGCAGAACAATCCACTTTATGTCAATCTTGGAAATACCCTCTCATCCTACCTCACTAAAGATCAGGCGTCCGCAACGTACCTCCCCAAAACAGGCGGTACGGTTCAGACGCTGGCTGTTACGACCAGCTTTTCTCCGCCCTCGATAGCGTTTGATGATCTGCCCCGTCCATGCACCCCCCCTCTGATCGCCTATGTTCCCGATGGTCAGAAGTTCTGGACGGCTATGACTGCTGACCACAATGCAGGTTCGTCCTACATTTACAAGGACACGAACTCAACGAATGCAAGCACTTATGTAGGGTGCCTGCTCGTGAACGGGTCGCCTACCTGGGTGCCTTTCCTCATCAACTCTCAGGCCGGGAAGTGGTGATGAGCGATCTTGACCCGAACGGGTTTGTCAGTCGCCGGGAATATGAACGCGACCAGGCCATTGTAACCGAACGCTTCGATAAAATCGAAATTGGTCTCGCTGCCATGAGCGAGAAAAACGCAGAACAGCACGGTGAAAACCGTGTGCGCGCAGAACACGCCGAAAAAGCGATGGAGCGAGGATTCAAGACACTTTCTGACCAGATAGTCCCAATCAAGGACAAGCTGACCTTGCGCGCAACCATCATTGCCGGGGCTTCTGGTTTTGGTGGGGGCGCAGCTGTTGGCGTCTATGCTCTGCTCCACAGTCTGGGGAAACTGTGATGACCGGACTTGATATCGCCCTCGCGCTGATCTCTCGCCCGGATTTCGAGGGATTGAGCCTCAGTCCGTATCTCTGCCCCGCCAATTACTGGACCATCGGTTATGGCAACCGCTTTCTGGCAAACGGAAAGCCGATAACAGCCACCACCAGCCCCATTACGAAAGAAGAAGCGCTCAACCTTCTGCGTCAGACCGTTGTGACGCTGCAAGAAAAGCTGCGCTCCTTCGTGACCGTACCACTCACTGACTATCAGGAAGGCGCCCTGCTCTCCTGGCAGTTCAATGTTGGCAGCAATGCCGCCAGAAGCTCAACGCTGGTCCGTCTTCTGAACCAGCGGCTTTATGCGTCGGCAGCTCAACAGTTTCTCGTCTGGGACAAGGCCACGGTGAACGGAAAGCTCATCGTTCTGCGTGGCTTGCAGCGTCGTCGCAAGATCGAAAGCGCAGTGTTTCTCGGGCGGAATATCCCCACAACCGGAGTCACTTCATGACCATCGACTGGCAAACGCTCTTTGCCCAGCTCCTGCCGTTTCTGCCTGCGCAGATTGCGGGCGACCTTACGCTGATCGGGACTTTCCTGATCGCGCTGGCTGCCGTGATCGCCCGGTTCTGGCCTCGCCCTGCGGCTGGGTCGAAGTGGCTTCCCATCTACCTGCTCATCAACAAGCTCGCGATGAACGGCAAGCACGCTGCGAACGCTGACGATGTGAAAGGCTCATCCAAGTGAAACGACTATGCGCCCTCTTCGGGGTACTCTGCCTTGTCACGCTGACGGCGTGCGATCCCAGTCAGACCAATCTTCGCAATGCCGGTTATGTTACCATCCAGGCTTACAACGCTACAGCGCCGCTGGCTCTGGCCTATATGAAGCAGCCAGGCGCAGACCCGACGATCAGAGATAAAATCAAGACGGCAAGTGCGGACGCTATGAAGGTCATTACGCCGCTCGGGACCGATCTTCAGTCGTCCAATCCCCTCACCGCGCTTGAGGTGTCAGCAGCAACCGCAGCGGTTGCAGCACTTCAGGCCCAGATCGCCAAGGAGACCGCGAAATGAACATTCAGAAAATCGCCTTTGTCTGTCACGAGGTAAATCGTGCGCTCTGCCTTGCACATGGCGACAAGTCGCAAGCACCATGGAGCGAAGCACCTGAATGGCAAAAAGCATCTGCGATATCGGGTGTCGAGTTCGTTATTTCTCACCCAGACGCCCGCCCGAGTGACTCGCATAAGTCGTGGCTTGCGGTGAAAGAGGCTGATGGCTGGATCTATGGCCCCGTCAAAGACGTTGCGAAGAAGGAGCATCCTTGCATGGTTCCTTATGAAGCCCTTCCCTCTGAGCAGAAAGTGAAGGACCATCTTTTCCTTGCGGTGGTTAGATCCCTTGAAACGGAGATCGCGAAATGAACGCAGCCTTTGCAGCCCAGATTGTGCAGCTTGTTGTTGCAGTCGCTCAGGTCTTCCCGAATATCCTTCAGGTGATTGAGGACGCGATCGCCGCCGTCAAATCGGGTGATGGTCCGACAAAGGATCAGATCGCCGCCGCGCTCAAGCAGGCGCAGGATACGGATGCCGCTATTCAGGCATCGTGACCACAAAAGCGAAGGGCGACCCGAAAGTCGCCCCTGCCTATCAAACCGAAGATGATTGCTGCGTGCCGGGCTTGATACCGGCTGTCGATGCAGTTTCAGACACATCGCGTCAGGCGCTCGGATCGAACGAGCAGCTACCCCTGTCCTCAAGCGTGTCCATCCACGCCGCCGCAGCCCTCGCAGAATCGCACGATCTGGCGGGGCAGTACAAGGTAAATCTATAGGGATAATGGGTGGCTGTGTTCGCCTGAACATCGGAGCCACTGCGCTGCAACGGCTTAAGCCATTGATTTATCTGGTCGGAGTGAGAGGATTCGAACCTCCGGCCCCTGCGTCCCGAACA